ATTTATCATCCTTTCTTATCTCATAATAGGGTATGTTAAACATGCGAAAAATGAGAGGGCATGTAGCCCCCGCACTTTATTCCCAGAGACCTAAATCTAGTTGTTCTGGTTTAAACAATGTATTACCAAGCTTCTCATATTCATCAACGTAGAACTCATTCTTTTCTTTGTTGTATGTGACTTCGTAATATAGACCATCACTGTTAGGGCCTGAGAAAGTTCCTTTGTTGTTGCCTAATATAAATGCTGTCTGAACATGATAGATCTCAGATGGTTTTATCTTCTGACCTTTCTTCTTTAAATGCATACAGACTGCCATCTTGGCATACTTTAAGAAAATATAACTATCCAACGAACTCACTCCCTTCCGTACATGTATAACCAGCTATGTTCTTAGCATTAAAATATGCTTTCTCCGGTCGATCCGAATGGTGTTTGAATGTTAGTCTATCCGGTAAATCATGGATCTGCGATACATTCTCAAACTTAGCAATAGTTCCGTCTAAGAAGAATATGGTTAATTCCATGTTATTTACCTCTTGGTTGTTTATAATACATCGCTCGTTCACTGTCTTTAAACCCAACTGTTACTGGGTCGTTAACAACACCAATGATCATTAGAACCGCAAATATAGCGTTCACGATTGCTAACAACTGACCAGTTAATTCAGTCAAGTCGATCTCATACCCGAATGGTACTAAGACCACCTGTACTAATATAGCAATAGCTGGAATAAGTGTTAACCAGAAGTTCTTGTTTTTGATACGTACCTGCCAGTTTATTTCTTTCATTGTCGTTCCTCCAGTTTAGTTACTCGTTGTTCTAGATGAAAATAGTTAGTATTGAGCTCGATTTGTTCCTTACCGATGCGTTGTAACTCAGCTCTCACATCGCGCATTTCGTACTTAATTTCATCTGTGTTACGAGTTATTGTTTTTAGTTCTGTTGCTATAATTGCGCTATGTGTTGCCTCAGCTACTTCATCTTTAGTCTTCTCACGGTTGACGGTACGTTGGCCCATATAGAAACTGAAGAGTAAGGCGCAGCCAGCAACGACTACGCTCAATACACTTGTTAATGTCATATTTACTCCTCAGTGGCTAAGCTACTAGGATCCACTTTGACAACTTTTGACGTCCTAACGCTTGTAATGCTTTAGGTGACATATCTTCGAATGTCTTTCCTTCACCTAAGTCTGCTGGGTAGATCTCAACTGTTGCATTATATGTACCTTCTGTTACAGCGAATAATTGGAAGGTCATAGTTACGTGAGTCACCTCTTCTTGTTGATCAAAGTTATGTTGTAATTGGCTAATTGGAATTTTATTCATGATATTGTTCCTCCTTGTTTTCTTGTAAGTTTTCTAATTCTGTTAATAGACGGTCGTAGTTATGAATATTAGTGTAATCCATATCATCTATATCATACTCTAATGCCTCAATAATATGTTCTATACCATCGATTGTTAATTCTGTCGATTCATTGTTTAGAATGCCTATTTCTTTGATCAAAGTGACTTTATCTGTACAATTGGTGTAGTCAATAAGTCCGTCTGACCCCACATCACACCCATAATCAATATAACATTGTATTTGATCATCTGAGTATCGTTGCATCACCTCCTCTAAGTTACTGCCAAATCGACTAATCATACGCGCCTTGACGCCTTTAGTTTTGATTAATGTTAAAATATTTAGAATACCAACTAAATCAGTATTAATAATTGTATACATATTGTCCTCCTACCATTTCTTACTACCATTCCAATATAATTCAGTTCCTTCTAAGCGCATAATACCCTTAGACGCAATTCTATAAGACCCATTAGCTAATGGTGTAATATTAAAATTAGTTGTACGCACTCCAAAACTAGCTGGTCTTAATGTGATGCGGCCTGTTAAACTTGTACTACCATACGTATCTACGCTAACATCAAACATACCTTCAGTTGGAGGTGATGATGTAGATGAACCCCCATTTTCAAATAGTCGCAGCCATGATAAATAATTTTTACCTAACGCTCCAGCTTGAATACCTCGTCCTGAAAATGAGTACCAACCGGGTGTGGCTGCCATGTATGGTATGTGTTGATTAGCTGTTATCTTACCATCCGCAAATGTTATTGACTGTGCTAACTGTGAGTTATATTGAAATTCTGTGTAATATTCACCAGTGGCTAAATTCAATGACATCTGCGGCCCCTTAATCAAAATAGCTTGTAATGTACCAGTGGTTATATTAGATGCATTAAGATTGATCACATTCACATTCTGGGCATTGATCGTACCAGCAGTTATCTTGTCCGCTTTAATACTTTGAATCATAGCATCTTTGATTGTTGCATTCGCTATGTATGTTGTGGTTGGTGTAATATTAATCAAGTTACCATTCACATCAAATAATATATTATTAGCTTCTAAGTTGATCTGCGATCGTATGTTACCCTTTGTTACACGCATGTTAATTGAATCATTCAACTGTGTGTATTGTGATTGCTGAAGTTGACCCTGTTCATCTACCTTCTTATTAGTGATAGCTATAGTATCATTCAACTGTGTATACTGTGTTTGCTGAAGTCGACCCTGGTCATCCACCTTTTTATTAGTAATGGCTATGGTGTCATTCAGTTGTGTATATTGAGTCTGCTGTAAACGACCTTGCTCATCAACTGTTTTGTTGGTTAATGCTATAGTATCTGATAACTGAGTGTACTGTGTTTGTTGAAGCTTACCATTCGCGTCTACGGTCTTGTTAGTTAAGGCTATAGTATCGGAAAGTTGTAAATACTGGGTTTCCTGTAACTTACCATTCTCATCAACTTTCTTATTCGTCATAGCGATCGTATCGGAGAGTTGTGTGATTTGGGTTTGAGTAAACGCCGAACCTGGAGTATAACCTGCTACAGAAGTACCTTGGACTAAGATCATTTCTGTCACATATAACCTCGAATCACCATTAGCCGTAGTTGCTCCTTTATTAGCAAAATACAGATATCCTATATCCGATACATCCGATACAGTAAATGTTTTTGTGTATGTCATTATTTTAGCTGCTGATGGTTTGATATTACTAACCAGTGAATATTGCGTATGGTTAGTACCTGCGTTTGTTGTTGTTGTAAACCAAGCACTAAAACCAGAAACACCACCAGAACCAAATGCTTTGAATGATATAGTATAGGTAGCACCCCTTTGCAATTGTACGGGTGTTGACATTATACCTTCTTCGGCACCCTGCTGTTTACTCTCCATAAGAAGTAATGTGTCTTTAGCTTGACCATTCTTATAGAAATAATGGGTTGTGACGGACGTCGTACCACCCTTACCAACTCTAGACCAACCAGTTAAATCCTTAAATTGACTAGTATAGGGTAACAAGTTATCACTACCTATATTAGCAAAGCCATCTTGAACTGTTGATTGTAACCCGTTGATTGATTGATTAAGTTCGGAGAATTTACGATAGTCCACATCTTCTTCTTGTGCTGGTACCCATTGCATTAGTGTTGTTTTGTTAGGTCGTAATACATACCATGCCAAGGATACAACAGTATCTTTAGGCCAATTACCAGTACCCATAAATACGATGTTATTAGGTGTTCTAGAGGCTGGGTTAACAAAGTTGGATGGTATAGTCACGGTCTGCCAACCTTCTTTTAAGGCGATGTTAGGGAAACCTATGGTACGGTTACTACCTGAACCATCTGCTATTTGAATGTGAAATGGTGTTGGTTTATTTGCGTGCACCCGCATTGTAAATCCCCATTCTTTGTTATCACTAACACCCAATGGTTTAACCAGGAGTTGTTTATTGATACCAAAGTAACTCCATCCCGATATATCAACATGCTTAGTCATAGACCACACTTGAGTACCATCTATGACACCTAGTTTACCAGATATCATGCCTGGTTCCTGAGTACCATCTAACCAAGCGCCATGTTTCATATCATTTGCTTTCAGTAAGTAATTATACCCACCATCTGTAATACCATCAGCTATAGCTCCAATTTTACTATTCATAACACCTTGTTCAGTTTTAATTATTACAATATCAGTCTCAGAACCTTGTAATCGTTTGTCTAGGTTCTGGGTTGATAGGTCTACGTCTTCTATTTTCTTATTAGCGTCGTCTGCTTTAAGACCTGCTTCAGTGCCTTTCTTATCAGCGTCAACGCCAACTTGATACGCATCGTCGGCACGTTTCTTAGCTTCATCAGCTTCCTTACCAACAACTTCAACAGTCTCTCTGAGTTCTCTAAATATAGAATCACCTATAATAAGCTCCCAGTCTAAACCATTATGAATATACATATTCCATTCTGTTTCATTGATTTTCTCATACCAAATATCACCAGCCTTATACTTCTTGGGGTCTGGTCTAGGTCCACCATAAATGATCTTCTGACCATTAGGATTCGTAAATATGTATTGTTCTAGTTTGCTTGATGATTCATTAATAGCAGAATATGTTTCTTTGGCTAAAGCACCGATAGGTGATAGGGTTTTATCTCCAAGTATAACACTTGAGTTTCTACCATTAATAACATCGTAAGTAACTTCAACTACTTTAATATCAACATCAACATCATACTTCTTGACATATACATTAACAGTGTCACATAATGCAATATCCTCAAGTAGTTTATATTTATTCATATCAGAACTATCTTTAAGTGTTATTAAATCAGCTTTGATTGACACCTTGGGTTTATCAACACCTTTATTCTGATACGTGAAATAGTTTAGTGAGACACGCTCTAAGTCAGCAACTGTTTTAACTGCATCATTATCAGAGAAATCAACGGCTAAAATAGGTTGTCTAGCGTATTTATTACGTAACCCAGACTCTACTATCTTACCAACTATGATTTTAGGATCGTCTTGCCCTTCTTCTTGAACACTAGCCCATGGTAGAATTCTAGTAACCAATGGTTTAGTATCTGTAGTCATTCTAAAACCACGCATATTAGTACCTGGTCGAATCTGAATACCGTTATTACGACCACGTTCCTTATACAAGATTACAGAATTGTCACCACGGAATATCTCACCACCCCAAATATCAACAGCTGAACCCTGTTCACCAACTAAGGCATTCAATGGGTTTCTTCGTTCCCAGTCAACATCACGCATATCCGTCATATCACTAGAGAATTCGTAATTCATGTTATCAATTGAATTGGTGTTGATCATACGCATAGCATTACCTGGTGTCGCTTTAACTTTGATGTTTCTTATTAAATTATCACCGAGATCAACTATATTCTTACTAGTACCACTAACTCTTAAATACCCACTCACATCTTTTTCAACGTTTGTGATTATGAAGTTGTGATATGAATATCTAGTGTTTGGTATCATACGAACGATCTTACCATTAACTAGTTCCTTAGCATAGATACCATCAATAGGATAAGATAGTTCAAAGTCAAAGCCGGCGTTACGACCTTCTGTTACAAATGCAGATATTGTTTCAGCCATAATACCAATGCCATTGTGTGTGAAATCCTTCTCCTTTTCATTGTATAGAATAGGATATGATTTCTGAGCACCAGGGTTTAATGGTGGGAGTGGTGGATTCTCTTGCCATGCCAGAGGTTTTACATACGGTCTATTAGTTGTCGATGTTGTCTCGATATTTAACATCAGGTCATACATTCGAATTTTGTGCTGACCATCAAAATCAGTATTCCAATTTGATCTAAATTCCTTGAAGTCATCGCCACTACCAAGTTTAGTTAAATAATTTTGTCTATACTCACCTTTACCACTAGTATCCACATCACCAGCAGTGAAAGGTATGTATGCAATAGCACCAGGATCGAAATTATTCCATCGCATTACCAATTTTGACTTATCAAATGGTAATCCATCCAAGCGAGTAATCTCATATTTAAAATATAGATGCACTGCCAACTTTTCAACCGGTGTAGTGCCTTCGAATTTAGACAACACCTCTTTTATAGACATACCATCTAAGAAACCAATACCATTAGGCGTACCTTTACTCCATGATGGTTTTCCGTCTATTATTAGCATTTTATTTGCTGGGTTATAGTCTACAATATTATCACCGTATTTAATAATCATACTAACACCCGCCATCTTGGTGTGATTGACATAGATGACACCCCACCAGATTTAGATATGGTATTCTTACCAGCTATTAAAACAGGGAAATCTTTAAACAATAAAGTAGTATTCCTAAGCGCTGTTATCTTACCATTAACCATGTTATATGCTATAAATCGATCACAATCAATGTGTATAGTTTCGCTTGAATTTGCATTAGCAAGGTTGTATGTAACACCATTAATGGAGAATGATCCAGTACTACCACTCATTGTAACAGAGATCAGTGGTTTAGCAGCATAAGACGCTGGGTTGTCCATTGATGTTGGGTTTACTGAAGCATTGTAACCATTAAGTTCTTTCCATGGTTTAACATTAATAGGTATGGTTGCTTCTAATACGTCACCATACATATATTTATTTCTAAAGTTTATCTTACTATCTCCGTCTAATCGAACGAAGTACGTCTTCTTATCATCATGATACGGGACGAATGGAATATACCCACCCGAACCCGTAAATGCTACTGTTAATAAGTTACGCATTGCAGATCTATCATGTCCTTTCAGAGGCTCTATAACAACAACCAAAGTAACTTTAGTATCGTCATAGGCTTCTTCATCGATGATAGAATATCCGTCTTGACCCATAGCTTGTACTAACTCACTGCGTCTCGCCGGTGTTTCGAGGTCAAACCTCGTCTGCAATCGAGTGCCGTATTTGTCGATAGAGGATTCACCATTAATAAGGAATTCCCCTGCTCTCATCTACGCATAACCTCCTAAATTAAATTTCTCCGTATCTGCAATTTCTTGCATAGCATCTTGGAAGTCGCCAGCCATACGGAATATTGTACTTCTTGGTAAATCATTGTTTGCTTGCATTGTTAAGTTGAATACTGGAGCTGGAGCGGTTGGTTTAGGTGTACCTCCTTTGTCTGGTGTATCTGTAGGTAAGACAAATGGACGTATAGTTCTTGAGAACTCGCTCATATCTACATCACTCATATCAAGCTTAGGTTTGATGACTGGATTAGCTTCGAAATCTTCCATCATTTTGAAAGAAATCTTATCAACTTCACCAGCGGCATCATAGATTTCAGAAATAGCAACGTTTGCAATTGTAGCTGTTGAATCTTTTACCATTCCAGCCATATTACGAATACCATTACCGAAACCTTCACCGAACCAACCACCAGATGTAGTGGCGATACGTGATGGCGAGTGAGCGTCAATCGCACTATTCAACCAACTAACAGCTAAAGAACCTAATCCAGCCGCCGCTGATCCAACATATCCACTTGTATTACCAATACCATTACCGAAACCATAACCAAAGTTCTCACCAGCACTCCAAGAGTCCGCATCTAAGTTGTTAACGGCTGTATTCGATATACTATCCGCTGCATTAGATGAAACACTACCATTGGTTCTAATACCACTACCAAAGTCTAAAGCAACCTTAGCCCCTGGTGCTATACCATTAGTGTTATTCAGACCTTCCATTGCTTTATCTGAAACTTGTTGTCCAGCGTTACCAGCATTACCTGTTTGTTGAGCAACACCTGTAAAGAAGTCAGTACCTAACTTATCACCAGGTTGAGTGCCGTCTTGATTATACAAGCCTTCGACAGTTTGATCTGACACTTGTTGTCCAGCCGTGTTTGCATTAGGTGCGTGTTTAGCAACACCATCCACAAACTCTTGTCCTTTAGTATCACCAGGTGTAAACGCGTCCATAATATCGAACGTACCGATAACGCCGTCTACAACCTCACCAGCTGCCACTTTACCACCTTCAGTATTACCACTGATTCCTCTGTTGAAACCAGCCATACCTGCGGCCGCAGTAGACTCTAGACCTTCAGGGTTGAATCGTTCTTCAATGATACCAAGAACTGAATCCATGCCACTGTCTATAGCTGCTTCAGCACCAGGAATCCAACCAACTAATACTTTAAGTACTTCACCTAGTGCAATAACGATCGTCTGGATGACCGCTCCTACTAAGTTCAATACCGCTTGTACTAGAGGTTCTGCATTATTCTTAAGTACATCAGCCATACCATTAATCAACTCAATAAGTGTCTCAGCGGCTGCTTGTAACATTCTAGGCGCATGTTCACCGAATGCTTTTAACCACGCTATAATTAAATCGGCAGCATTTTGAGCGAAAGCCGGAATCTTCTCAGCCATAACACCGAGGATAGCAATAATGATATCTGCCCCAGCCGATGCTATTTTAGGTGTGGCTTCAACTAATACTTGAAGGAATCCACCAACCATAGTTACAGCAAATGATACAAACTCCGGTACCATATCACTAACCCTTCGCATCATATAGGACATATTATCAAGTAATCTATCAAACGAGTCCTTGGTTGAGTTGGTTAACCAGTCTAGTGCTTTGATAACGCCAGATACAGCCAATCCAATACCTACAGCGGCTGCGCCTAATGCCACTAATGCGGTTGCCAATATAGCTAGACCTGGGGCCACTACAGTTGCAACTGCGGCTGCGGCTAACATAACAGTAAGACCTCCGGCTAAACCAAGTAGACCTTGTGCTAGTGTTTGCCATTTCATAGTACCTAAGACTGTGATTGGTATGATTAGGGTGTTTAAGGAAGCGGCTACAAGTGCTATTGCTGCAGCACCAGCCAAACTACCGACACCAACTGTACCTAAGACCGCTAACGCAGCTGTAATGCCGGCTAGAACAATCGTAACAGAACCGATACCTTTAGCAAGTGTTGATAGTTGCATACTACCTAATGTACCGATTGGAATTACTAAAGCACTTAATGACATAGCAACTACAGCAATTGCAGTGGCTGACATCATTGTCTTAGCCCCATCTAATACTTTAAGTGATGCTGTAATACCGGCTAAGGCAATACCGACACCAATTAAACCTTTAGCTAATGTAGCACCGTCTAGTTGACCGAATGCTGCAACAGCTTTAGCGACCACATTCAAGGACTGGGCTACTGCTAATATAGCAATACCAGTACCGATTCCAAACTTAACATTACCCAATGCTTTAAGGGATAGCGTAAGAGCAGCTAATGCTAGACCAGCCGCAACACCACCTTTAACTAAATCATCGGTCGGAATATCGGCGAATGCTTTGATAGCCGTTGCTAATATAAGTAGTGAGGTCGTCATTCCGATAACACCACTGACTGCAATATTAATGTTTGGAGCTAACTTACCTATAGCAACTATCATAGCTGTTAATCCACCCATAGTTACGAACACAGCTTGTAATGAATACTTGAGTGACTCTGGTTCAATAGTAGACATTACTTTAAGTGCCCCAGATAGGATAAGTATAGCGGTTGAAATACCCATTATAGCACCAGTTGCGGCTGCCATCTTAGCTGGGTTAGCAGCGGTCTTATTCATTGCAAACATCGCAACAGATAAAGCACCAACACTAGATGCTAAGATTATAAGGGTTTTAACTAAGTCTTCTGAATTAACAGTAGACATTAACTTAATAGCACCGGCCATAAGAACTAAGGCTACGGATACTTTAAGTATATTTCCAGGTGTTACCATCTTGTTGAAATTAGCTAAGGCGTCTGTAATACCACCAAATAAGTCAGGGAATCCACCGAACATGTCCGTAATAGAATCCATTAGTTTACCACCCTTTTGTTGGAAGGTAAACATACTCTTAAGTATAGTAGCTAAATATACAGCTAAACCACCTTTAACTAAATTCTCGGTTGATAGTGCGTCTCCGAATTTCTCTTTAACCGTAGCTGACCAATTGGCTATGTTAGGACCGAATGCTTTGATCTGATCCCATGTCCATTTGATAAACGTAACTATGGTCTGAGCAACCTCTTTGATAGCTGAACCGAGCATACGGAAACCATCACCGATACCAGATATAACAATCTTAATACCACGCCACATAGCTTGCATGGCTTCAGTTGCTTTGGATCCAACACTATTCATCGTTTCTCCGAACGTGGCTGCGTCAACGGTAATAGTCTTAAATTCGCCACGTAAGATTCGAGCCCAAGCGTCTTTAGCAAAATCACCAAGAGCTGTGGCGGCAATTCTAACCCCATTTTGAATTGTTTCAACAAACTTACCAACATCAACACCGATACCAGAGAAGAACAAACCAATTGTATCTAAAGCAGTCTTAATTAAAATTCCAGCCGCTTGAACTTTAGTACCTAATGGTCCGAAGTCAATACCAGATAAAGCTTCCATTATAGAATCCTTTAACATGATGAACGGTTGTTTAAGTGTGTCAAGATTACTGAAGTCTAACGATTTAAACGTAGCTACAACCTGATTCTTAAACACATCAAGTGATTTACTAATACCACTTAAAGAACTGAAGTCTAAAGCTTTGATTGCTTCAACTAATTGATTCTTGAAGTTCGTTATTGGTTTTGTGATAGCATTAAATCCACTGAAATCAATAGAACTAGAGAAGTCTATAATTGTCTTCTTAAGGTTATCAAACAGTTTCTTAACACCTTCAAATGATATACTAGCTAACATTTTGTCTAACTCAAGTTTCACCTTAGTAATACCATCTAACATAGGTTGGAAATTTACATTAGGGAATATCTTTTGTAGATTTAGGAAGCCGTAAGATAGTAAGTCTAAACCTTGTTTAATAACAGGGTTGGCTAAACCTTTGGCTTTGTCCACGAAGCTACCCATCATTTCTCTAGCTTGTCGTAATGGCTCAAGATCATAGAATGTATGGAACATCGCTTTAGCTACAGTACCAATACCAATGAATCCTTGTTTAATACCATCAAACTTAATACCTTCTAATGATTTCTTAACTGCAACAAACCAATCCTTAGTCTTAAGCTTCTCTAGACCACCAAAGGCGTCTTTAAGAAGTGTTACAGGACCAGGTAATGCCTTGATTGCTTTAGCTAACGGATCAAAGAAGTTAACACTAAAGGAACGTCTAAGTGAATCGTAGCTGTTTCGTAATGGACCAAAGTTCATCTTATCTACAGACTGTCGTAATCGGTTAAACCAATCATTGAGTCGTTCTACCTGTTTAACAAAGGGTGTTACTACGAAAGTATTAAACAGTTGTTTAAGTTTCGTTAACTTCTTATCCAACTTATCAATAGCTTTCAACACACTACCTTCAATAGCTAAATACACATCAAATAATGCTTTAACAAGAGGGGTTACTATAAATGACATTATAAGCTTCATTACGAAACCTAATGCATTTGCTAATACTTGTAGTGCTCCTGATACCGTATAGATAATACCACTAGCTAGAATAGATAAACCGTTTAATAGTGGTTTAAATACAAAGTTGTGTAGTATCCATGTTAATGTTTGTAGTGGTTTGATTAACAGACCTATTGCTTTACCAACACGCTCTATTAGACCACTAGCTAACTTAGTCATGACTTGAACAAACGGAGTCCAAATCTCACCTTTAACATTCTTATTCAGGATACCTAATGAGTCTGCAATACGCCTAAACATAGTTGCAATCTTATCAAGTGCTCCGTCTTTAAGTTGTTTGATGTCTGAGAATAGCTTACCAAACAGGTCAACCTTGATTATCTTCTGAATCTCTTTAAGAGGATCTATAATATGTTTCCAAGGTAAGGATTTAATCCAACCTGAGAACTTTGTGATACCTGTATTGATTAGATTGAAGAAGAATTGGACTGTCTTGACAACACCCATGATAACAGTAACTACACCTTTAATAGCATAACCCAATACAGTAAATGCAACTTGTATTACACCAGGTATAAGTTTGAACTCTGATATCTTTCTTGTTAATAATTCAATCATTTTGAAAGGAATCGCAAACACACCACCGAGACTAACTATAGCCTTACCAGTATTACCTAGTGCTTTATTCAAACCAGTATTGATTGCGGTTGAAATTCTAGTCACTAAGTTCCAGATGTTACCAAACGTATTGAAGATCGCTTTAATACCACCGTTGTCTTTGAATGCCCTAATGAAATTATTACGTAGGTTGCTTGAACCCTCAATGATAGGCTCCATAGCGTTCCATACATTAGTCCACATTGCTTTTGATTCATTGAAGTTACCAAATACAATTTCCCAAGTTTCAGCCCATCCAGATTCAACAGATTCTTTTGCAGTATCCATTAACTTACTGAATGATAATACTTGAGTAGCTGCAGCTAGTAAGGATTCATCTTTTTCAAACTGTTTTAGGGTTGCTAACATTACGTCAGTGGTTGCCCAGCCATCTTTAAGTGATGCGTTAAATCCATCAGATAGATCTACGTTCTTACCTAAAGCCTCGGCATTAGCAATCAATGCATCCCTGAACTTAGGACCACCCATACCAGATGATTGTAGTTGTTTCCAGTTCTGATAGTCCATCTTGCCTAATTGGATTGCCTGTACCATAGCCGTATCTAATAAGACACCAGCTCGACCAGCTTCAACCCCAACACCGGCTGCTAAGTTATAGAACCCCATAACCGCTGACGATGCGTCATCTAAAGCCATTCCAGATGTTGATAACGATCCGATTGCTTTAGTCATGTCATTAAATGAGTAGATAGTCTTATCAGAGTAAACGTTTAACTCATCTAATTTCTTGTTAACTACCTCTACACTTTCACCAGTATTCGTCATGATGGTCTGTACGGAACCAAGTTTTAACTCGTACTCCTTGAAACCACCGACAATGGGGTCTAGTGTAAATGCTTTAATAACTTGTAAACCTTTTTCAGCCGCTAGTGATCCTAACTTAAGTAAGGCGCCAGTTGCAACTGTACTGAATACATCAAACATACCTCTTGTGCGTTCAGTTTGTCTAGAGAGGGCTTCCATACCACGTTCTGCATTAGATGCACTCGGTGCGACACCATCTAAACTCTTAGATAGACTGTTTGTGTTAAGCCCAGCCATACCCTTAATTTTATTTGATAGACCACCTAGAATACCAGTAACATTGGCCGCATTGGCCTTAAAGGTATTGTAGTCTAATGTCATTCGTACTATCCGCTCATCAACAGGTCTACTCATTTAATCACATCCCTTACAAATCCTCGAATGTAACTGTCAAGTAAGGCATTGACAATCGGTGATACGAAATCATTTGGTGGTACATAACCACCAGTTCCTGTCCCGTGTCCGAAACGTATCCCTTGAATAATATTATAGGATTGCCCACCAAACGAATTGTTTAGGAAAGCAAGTTCAGTACCTCTGCCAACTTTTGATATGCGATACGACCAAGAACCAGCTGTTATACCAGTATCTTTTGGTGTACCTGTTCTCAATGAGTCAACAGTCCTTTGTCCAGTACTGCCTAGGGTTGTTTCCGGATTGATGTTTTGTATTCTTTTCAACCAATCAGTGGTGGTTTTAAAGTTTCCATCATCAGTCACGGTAATCATTGCATCACCCCTTCGTATTTAACTCTTTTCTTCGCTGTGCATTTAACTCAGCATTACTCTTCTGGATTTCCTTCTTAGACATCTTCTTCTTATCTTTCTTGAAGAACGTGATTGTCTGAAGTAATTTGTTCAATCTACTAAACGGCCATTCGTCACATTCAAAGGGCACACCATGTATAGCCATCATAGCGTATAAGATTTCAGTGGTCATGATCATCTTCTCATCATCACCATCCATCTTAATCTTGGTAGCGGACTGATCTTTAGCAATATAATCAGTTATTATAGTGTAGTGATTGGTTGTAAGTGCGTCCCAAAAGATAGGGGTGTCGTTTACTTCCATACATTGAATATAAAACTGTGTTTGTTCCGGTGTTAATGAACACTCAAAGAACGATTCAACGTAATAACTTTCCCATTTTGAAATTGCTTTAAGACTATGCTCAAAGTAATATGTGACCGCTGGTGAAGAAGCATCAAACCTTTCAGTTCTTGGATTCCAGATTAATTCTTCTTTGATTTCGAGTTGTAGCATAACTTTTACCTCCGAAAAATGATAGGGGCAGAGAATCATCCCAACCCCTTACATTTTACACTAACTGATTAACTATCGTCTGAACTTTAACAGGATCATGACCAGCAGCTTTGAGACGTTTAGTACGTTCATCGCCATTACCCCATTTACCTTGTAGTACTTCACGAGCAATCTTATCTACTTGTTTATCTGGCACACCGCCGAGCAAACGTTCGTTAACATCCTTTTGAACCTTATCTGGATCATATCCAGCAGCTTTAAGGTTTTTACGGCGCTCCAAGCCACTACCGTATTTTCCACGGATGACATCATCAATAACTGCTCCGTTAGAGGGTTTGGTAGTTGGATTAGGATTACCGGCTCCTGGAAATCTGTAAACAGTCCAACCCATGTCATAAGGCATTTGGTTTTCATTGTTTACAGATACACCATTTGCTCCATAGTTACAGTGGATTACATTCGTACCATCTAAAGCATACACAACATGTCCAGCTGCACCACGACTAGCACCCTCAGGTCCAAAGATAATAACGTCATGCTTTTGCATAGGCCATTCTTGATTGGTTGCTATCTTTTTATAACCATTATTACGTAACCACTTGTGCATAGAGTCAGTATTTAAAATCCAACCTGCATCAGATAGTCCGGCTTGAAGTAAGGCTGTATAGATAGCACCACTACAATCAGCAGTACCATCCGAACCATTACGCTTACCTAACATACTATATGTGACACCACGAGACTTTAAACCATACATGAAGTCAATAGCTTTTTGTAAGTTAAATGACATTAAATCACCCTTTCGTTAATTGGTTGATTAACACTTGTTTTGTTTCGAATGGGATACCATCGTTACTCATAATATTTTGGATTGCTACAGACATATCTGCTGACTTATCCACAATAGGAGTATTACCAACATTGTTACCCATTTGTAATACATTAGAAGCAGTAGGTGCTTGTGCATAAGGCACTGTTAATTGAGCCTGTTCGGCTTTCTGAACTAAGTCAGGGTTAACAGCTAATACATTACGACCAAATTCTTCAGCTAATGGTGCATTGTACATTAGTTGTTCAATGAACTCAGCAAATGCAATACTGTATTCGAATTGTTGAACTAATGCTGGGTTCTTTTGGAATCCACGACCATCAGGTGTTGGTTGACCATACGCAGCTAATACAACTTCTGTCATTAATAGAATATTGTTTAGGGCGTTACCACTACTTGCAACTTTTTGGAAATGTCCAGCTAAATCACCGTCCTCTGGTGAAATCTTAGCTCCTAATCTAGCAATCTCAACTGTCGTAAGGTTGAAATATAATGTCTCAGTAGCGTTGATACCATTTAAGTCTGTATAACTAATATTTGTTTTAAACATTTGTCTTCCTCCTAGGTTTTAATTATGCGCCTTTGAACATAGTAACGATTGCTGCTAATGTAGGCATACTAGCAGCTTTAGATTCACTACCAAAGATAAGAGCTTCTAACTCTTTAACTTTTTCTGCTGGTGCAGTACGTACATCAATCTCAACAGATGCCGTTGGTAAGAACTTCATATCACCTGCGTCTTGTTTAGTAGCACTGAACGCCCATGAGAATGTTTGTGCTCCAGGTGTTTCATTGATTGTTTCAGATGCTTTCTCAGATGGTGATACACGAACACCATAAACAAGGTTGATCTTGTATGAGTGAGTAGCACCTTCGATATCGTTACCGATACGGTTAACCCATGCTAATGCAAATGGTTTACGTGTTTGTTGTTGGAATGTAACACCAGGTCCAACTTCAGCAGAACCATCACAAACAGCGAACTCATCTGGATATGTATACGCTTCGATTGTACCTTTTAATTCCTCTACAGAATATAGAGATAAGTACTTAATGTCATCAGCGTATAAAGCTGTTTCTTCACCACCCTCAGGTGATTTAGTGATCTTAGTTAAACCAGACCAAGCAACTCCACTTTCATAAGTACCGTCATTCGCCATTGGGAATAACACACCTTTAGAGACACCGGTCTCATAGAAACGCTCACCAATTTTATCCCATGCTAAAGGACCTGGTGTTGCTACACGAGCTGTCGCTGCTTTTACTACTGTTTCTTCTTTCTTTTCTACCATTATATACCCTCCTACAGGTCATAAATTTTTAGAACACTATGGTAAAGATTGTCATTTTGAAAGTAATTCACTTCTTGTGAATGTTGAAACAAGTCTAAGACTGTATCAGATACATCTGAGTCTGGTACTTTCTCAATAACTGTAACTAGATATGCATTCCAACCCACATATCTAATGTCATCCGCTTTAAGATCATGACCAACTTGTCGATGGTACACAATACACGGATAAGTCAGTTTGACATTGGCCGGTGGTTGGTAATAACATGTTAAACCTGTTTGTACAAGCTTAGCATGGGTTCTAAGACGACTAGCTTGGAACTTCCCCATTCCACACTCCTCCAATCTCTAAAATGATGCGTGGTCGTTTGATTGACATGTCGTCGATCTTCCACCTAACACCATGCATAACGACGTATCGTAGATTCGACATGTTCTTGTAGAAGTATTGATCTGCTACAATAGATATCTTGTTTGAAACTGCGAAGTCATCGTTGATCTTATCCCCAGTAATAACCTTACGAGAGGATTCAAGTAAGTCACCCCTAGCAGAGCGTTCTTCAGCTCCACCAGGAGTCCATACACCAGGGCTAGTCTCAACAGACTCTAGGACATAGCCTAGTTTCCCTGAGAATTTCATTACTTACCAGTTTCTGTATCTTTGTTACCCATTGCAATTGTTGGAATTGGTGTAGAAGACGCAATGTCAACAGCAATAGTATCTTTAATAGCGTCACCAACAGTCCATACGAATGCTGATTTAGGTTGAATTAGGGCACCAGATAAACGAGTCTCGATTAAGTTTGTTAACTTGTTAAAGTCGATATCGAAGTCTGAGAATGAAGTAATTTCCCCACCTTTAGTTGAACCAACTACATAATCAGCTAAGTTAACCATGATCATCTTACGTAAGTCGCCGAAGAATGTAGTTTCAACGATTTCTTTAACACCTAAGATAGATGCTAATTCTTCGTTTGTTAATGGACGACCACCAAACATATAACGACCAGTTGCATCTTTAAGCAATTTAATATCTGCTAATAGATCTGGTTGAATATACAGACTTGGTGAACCAGAACCACGGTATGCGGCACGGTCTTTAGTAACACGTTCTAACACATCATGTGGTGAACCAATAGAACTCTTAACAGTGTATACATCATCATCATACATGATTGGGCGAATCTTAGTTTCGTCAATCTTAGAACGATTACCTGATTTAGCACGACCATCACCAATTAAGATAGCACGAGCAACTTCTTCTTTAAGTTTAATCATCATATTTTGTGATGTATAGTTGATTAGATCGTATTCAGTAATATCAATAACGTCATCACGGTCGTATTTAGATTTGATGTAAACAGTCTGTGGGTAAGTTTCACGACTTAACATCTTGAATTCGATTTGTTTCTTTTCGTCTCCAGTGATATAACCTAAAGCACGAGCTTCTTCGATATCCCAATGTGCCATTAAGTTCTTAACACGAGAGAATGGTACTTTACTTACACCAGAGATAATTTTCTCAGCGGCGGTATTTAATAAACCAACGTGGATTGGTGCTTTTGTTCCGTATTGTGCATCCGGGAACATTAAAGCTAATTTTTCACCATGCATAGGCTCAGTAGCATGAGCGATAGCTTCTTTTAATGATCCACGAGCTGTTGCGTCAGCGATTAATGTAGTACGTTCATTAACAATAGCTGCGTGTGATAAAGTTTCACCTGTGTCACGTTGTTCGAATACGTTTGTTTTCATATTTTCTTTATCCTCCAATGCTGATTGAGCGATTGACTCATCAGGGTTAATTTGTTGTGCTAAAGCAGCTTCTACTAACATACCAGTTGCTTCTTGTTCATCTGGTGTCATACCAGCAAAGATCTCACCTAAGGTACGAGGTGCTGCAGCATGTTCAACTTTGTCTTCATTTTGAATGTTTTCACCAAGAATCTCTGCAGCCATTTCAGCTGAGTGGATGATCGATCCAAATGTGATTTCAGCGTCTGAGTTTTCACCTTGATCGCTATGTGCAAAGTTAACAAAGTCAATTTTAGCTCCTGGGTTTGCACCAGCTAGAACTAAACTAACTTCTTTAATAACACCATGTACTACATCAAGACCAGTCTTCTTAACCTGTTGAGCAAAGATAGACATTGAGTTAACATCACCGTGGCGAACTAACTCTTTTGACGTTTGACCTAGTTGTGTGTTATTAAATGTACCGTATCCATACACACCGTCTTGTCGGTTTTCTAACACAACGTTACCTAAAACATTTTCAGGTGAGTCATGCATATGTTGGAATACTAAAGGTACCTGTTTTTCATTATCACCTAGAAACGCGCCTTGTTTGATCGTTAAGCCATCAGTACACTCAACATCATTCTTGGTTACGTAGCCGGCGAAGTCATATTTACGATTCTTCATTGTTACTAACCACCTCCATGTTTAATTGCTATTGATTCGCTCTTCGTCTATGAGATTCATATCGAATGCAGGATCAACATCTTCATATCCTTCTTCTACAGCCACATCATCGATCTGATTGACTTGGGCAATATTTCTATTGACCAGCTCATTAGCCTTAGGATCCTTCGCTGAGCGGAATCCAATAATAGAACGCACCTCATTTGGAGATAAGATCTCGTTACGGGTGAATGTGTCTGCAATTTCTGCAATAGTAGATACAGGTACAAGTTTAAAGATGTCACGGTTGTATGAGACAATCTGACCTTGTGTTCTAGCAGTCTTAGTCAAGAACTTTCTAGACATTTCTGTTGTTATCGTCTTTAAGATAGGATCGATAGCTCTACCATAGTAGTTGTTCATTTCACTTTCATCAGCAGTACCATTGAAAACGTTTTCAGTTAAACCAAGCTGGTTATAGAACTCCTCACGAAGGTATTTAACCTGCTCCTGTAAATCGTTATCAATAGGTCTGTTTAATTGTATTACCTTTTCAGTCGCTCCAATATAACCGATACCATACTTATTGTCTGGTGAGTGTAATTGGGTCTCTAATTCGGTTCTTCTCAATTGGGCTTGTTGTTTCCTAGCCGACGATTTAGTATCGTAAGGCAATTGGATAATCATGTTAAACGAACCAGATGAAATTTCTTCATCCATTTTATCTAACAATGCCATTTTACGCTTAAGTCTATTTAGTGTCGAGTTGGCTGTATTGATGATCTCATAGAAAGGATTCTCTATGATAGCAACACTACGTTTCGGCATTACGATTAGTTCTGGGTTACCAGATTTCTCGTTATATACCATAAGCTCAACATGTTGTGGGAAATACTGTGTGATAGACCCTACACGCATTGAGTGAATATCGAATGCTCCGGACTCATTGGGTTTAACATCAGTTTCAATCGGAACGATAGCTACAATACCATCGTCTAACATAGAGTAGATTAAGTCATGCTGGAACTGGAATGCCGACTGATCTAAATTAGCCTCTATAGAAAGACAATCTTGTAAACCGGATTTAATCGGCTCATGCGTTTGATTGGCTTCGACTACTCGAGAGTGTGTAATAGGAACCATCGCCGCATCGGTAGCAATACGATTGAATACTACTTTTGAAAGTGAAGAAGAGTCGTATGAAAACAGATTTGGTTTGTGTCTAGGGACACCTGAACCCGATCCTATTTCATTTCGATTGATGTTAATATTAACATTCTCGACAGACCCTGGAGCTCTCCATAGTTGCCATGAATGGGCTAAGTCTTTTGTAAATTGCATTACGCAAACTCCTCCCTATTCCGTTTATAAGCAACCCAGGCATCCATTAAAGCAGCCACATTATCAATCTTCTCAGCTGCTCTTTTTTTAGATAACTTAAGGTTACCATTGTTGTCCTCTATAACGATTGAGTTACCCATGGTCCATTTCATCAATTCCTCATCAAAGAAGAATAGACGACTTTTCGCAAGGTTACGTATCTCACCTAGGGGAACAGATTCAGTTCTGTAACCCTGTCTAACAACTTCCAAGCCATAGGTACCAAAATCAATGGTCCACTCTTCAAGGAACTCGTCAGCATTATAAGGGTCATAGCCGAATGATAATACAGCATAGTCATGCGCTTCAATGAACTCAATCAAGTCCGCACAAACATGCCTCATATTTAAGTTGACGCCTGGCATAGGAATAAGACTACCTTCATCGATGAACTCTTTATACTTGAGTTTAACGGCTTTAGGTAACTTCTGCATCTTTTGCTCACTAACGTAACTTCTCGTCTTGACACCATACCTCTCTCCACCAAGAGGGAATAAGAATGTGAACGCACAGAAGTCGTCACCTTGAGAAAGGTCACCACCCATTACACATTCCATATGATCAAAGTTTTGTCGCCTATGTAATTCTGTATCTTCATACTTGAAGAAGAATGTAAATCCTTCAACAGGTATTCCGAATCGCTTCGCCAGAATGTCGTTACGTTTAGACGGTGTTGTTTCAGCTGTGTGTACAGCTTTCTGGTAAACATCGTACGCTACTGTAATCCCAACGTTAGGATTAGCCTTTGGCCACATTTCTGGCATCCCTACTTCATGGAGTCCATCCAGTTTATAGTGCCATATGGATATATGTGGATTGAATACTTCACCATGCAGTATCTGTGCTAACTCCATTTTGATTGTATCCCCGATTCCATCACGCTCGGTTCCCTCTGATGAGGTTGCCACGATAATGTAGTCGTCCACTTTTGATGCTCCCTGTTCAATCGCTTCGATAACGTCTTCTTTCAAATGTCCGGATAACCATTCATCCACTGTGTTGTACTTAGACTTAAGCCCTTGTAGTTTATCAACAGACATTGGTCGAATTTCGAGCAGGGAGTTTGTAAGGAAGTTCTCAATTCCTTTTTTGGTTGAAGCAAGCTTAACTTTACTAAAAGTGTTGGAACGGATATCACCTTCGGTCATGAATTGCATTAGTGGACCTTTAGCGGTTACTATAGCAGTTCGGAAAGGGGAGATAGTTTCTTCCGCCAACTTCATTGTAGGTGCTGTTATGATCTGGTGTGTCGTATCGGTATCAACTAGCAAACCATAAGCATGAATAAGTTCAGCATATAGTGATTTAGCTGCACCACGTCCAACAATTAAATACTGGACATTACGCAGACGTAACTTAACCTTTTGATACTCGTATCGCTTAGAGAGTGGATTCCAAACTTTACGATCAATGAAGTAATACCAACTTAACAACGATTCTGCCCACAACTTAAAAGCTGGGGTTAGATGTAAATCATCACCTGATGTTAAAGTCATCTCTGCCTCACAAAAGGCTATGAATCCGTCAATAGCTTCATCGTCGTAATAATAGTCTGGATGATCGATTATGTAATCAGTCCTATTCATCTCAAGCGAGATTTCCTCATTAACTGGTATTTCACCAGCTAAAACCGCTTCCCTAAAAGCACCATACTCCTTTGGGACGGCAGTGTTAGATAGAACCATAGGTCACATCCTCGTTAATCTTTCTTCTTATCCTTTTGGCTAGTTAAACTATTAATACCTTTAGCGATATTATTAACTTGTTGAACCTTAGGATTCTTTTGTGTTTCTTTAGGTAGCGCATTAACAATAAATGGTGTTACTCTAGATGTTGTTAGAGCTACCCCTTGCATTTGTTTATACAAGGATTTCTTAGCAGGGGTTGCATTTAATGCCTTAGCACTATTTACTTCCCTTGCCATTTGATTTTCTAGCTGTAGCCTGGTGACCGCCTTACGTAAATCGGCGTCTGAGATTTTAGCTCGACGTTCATAAATATTGTTCCAGTTCTTCTCTCGAGCAATACTTTCTTTACGAAGTCTAGCTGCATCCTTCTTGTTAATTTTACCACCATTTTGACTAGAACTAGGAGAGCTACTTTTAGGTAATCTCTTTTTACGACCCTCAGTCTGTCTTTCATTTCGTGGTTTACGAATACCCCACTTCATACCAAGAACCCCAGCTTGTGACACTGTTTCGTTCTCTACAGACTTAAGGATTGCTAGTAGGTTGTTGTCCATCTGTGCCATCCTCCTCGTGTAACTTAGACATAGCAGCTTGAAGTAGATAGTCGAGACGGTCTAACCGCTTTTCCATCATAGCTAATGTTTTTGGTAGCGGAGGGTCAAATCCTATTTTCGTGTATAATGCGATGTACTCTCGAACCATATGTAACGTGCTATGCATTTTTAATAGTTCTGGGAATACAACAATCCACGATTCCGATAGGTCGAAGTCTTCTTTTACAACCACACCTTGCATCACCAATTCACCAATAGCACCACCAATTAAAGTTTCTAGTTCAGTATTGAACGAGTTATCATCCTTATCTAAACCCATGTAACCTTTGGTGGTCGCTATGATTGGTTCTTGAAAACCCTTGGTCGGTTGTATAGCATCGGCTACCATAGAATCATATCACCAGCCTCCCTTTCTACGTAAGGTATTTCAATCTTTTTCCGATAGTGAATAATGTTGTGGGTATCACCAGATGCCGTGATTACATTTTCTGGATTGAGTAGTATGTCTTCATTAAAATTTTCTAAGTCGTCCCATGTTACTGGGTTGATATGATGTAAATATCTACGACCAACTATTTCAATGCCAAACACACCTAAATCGAAACCTGCGTCTCTGATATGCATATCTTCTTTGAAGTCTCGCCATACCCGAGAGGTGTAGAAAGGGTGTGAGATTGAACGTGGTGAGTCAACCCGACCGTGTAGTCTTAAATACTCAAGTCTACTTTCAAAGTCTGGTAGTTCAACACACTCACTCCAATTCTTTAGTCTTAGACGCTCCATATGATTTCATAGCCTCAATGGCCTTCGCATATAATCCCTCATTAGCTTTAGAAGTTTCGATCTGATCGGTCTTGGCTTCAAGTAAAGCAATCTGTTTGTTTAAGATCTCTCTTTCCATGCGCTCTCTTTCAGTCCCCAGTTTGAGGAAGTGAGTTATGACCTGACTCGATGCAGTTCCATCAATGAATTGTTGTTCTGCCATGTTATAGGCCATGTTAATAAGCTGGTCTTCCCTAGCTTGGATACTGTGAGCCGGAGCATAACGATGAATATCAACTACTTCACCATTCTTAACTTCGAATACATCTTCTTTGGGCTTTTTAGCCATCTGGCTTTCCTCCTTTCGTTCGCTATCGTAAAGATTAGGTCACTTTTCAGCGCCTTATGGAAGGTTTCTAAGTCTTTATTGTAATTTTCAATGACTTCAAAGGAGGGAGACATTAGTTA